TCATTTGAAAAGGCGGATAACGATATATTGGATTGGGTGGGCTCGACCCATTCTGGAACAGTGGGAAGCATCAAGTCATTTGAAAAGGCGGATAACGATACTTCGGATTGGGTGGGCTCAAGCCATTCTGGAACAGTGGGGAAAATCAAGTCATTTGAAAAGGCGGATAACGATATATTGGATTGGGTGGGCTCGACCCATTCTGGAACAGTGGGAAGCATCAAGTCATTTGAAAAGGCGGATAACGATACTTCGGATTGGGTGGGCTCAACCCATTCTGGAACAGTGGGAAGTATCAAGTCATTTGAAAAGGCGGATAACGATACTTCGGATTGGGTGGGCTCAACCCATTCTGGAACAGTGGGGAAAATCAAGTCATTTGAAAAGGCGGATAACGATACTTCGGATTGGGTGGGCTCAACCCATTCTGGAACAGTGGGGAAAATCAAGTCATTTGAAAAGGCGGATAACGATATATTGGATTGGGTGGGCTCAACCCAGATTGGAGAATCACGAATAGCAAGATCATTCGAAAAGGCGGATAACAATACATTGGATTGATACGTCTCGACCCATTCTGGAGAATCACGAATAGCAAGATCATTCGAAAAGGCGGATAACAATACATTGGATTGATACGTCTCGACCCATTCTGGAACAGTGGGGAAAATCAAGTCATTCGAAAAGGCGGATAACGATATATTGGATTGGTGTTTTATTTCCCCGAAAATATCTTCTAACCATGGTGCTAAATCATTTCTGAATGACGATAAAAAGGTTCCGGCTAGTCTATTTTCAATTACTGTTTCAGTGTTTGAGGTTATTTGTGTGTTAATTCTATTATAGAAGGTATTTGTTTTCATTTTATCAACGTCTAACGTTGATAAAGTTGATGATTTATTTAAATAATCCCTGGTGTGATCATCTAAAGTGTTATTAAAATGATCATCTGTTGCGAATCCGGATAATGAAATTTCCTCTTGGGATCCTTTAAACCATGTAGGTAGTAAATCATTGCTGAAACTCGTCAATGCTATAGTCTCTTGGGGGAATTCGATCCATGGTGCTAAATCATTGCTGAAATCGGATAATTTTATTTCCCCGGAATTCTTTTTTAACCAGGGTGCTAAATCATTAGTACATCCGGATAAAAGTATTCGCTTTTGATGTACAGGTTTTGCGAGATTTGAATAGAATAGATTTTCTGTTTTGAAATTATTCAAATCAATGTCTTGAACGAAAGCTCTGTTATTGATAATGTTTTTAATATAGTTTGTAAATATTTCAGAAAAAGCTACATTAGTTAGAGCTTTATCTGCAAGGTCTTGACCGTAGCTCGTTCCCAGACTATCTAAACGATCATCTACACCTGTCTTAAACAATGCAAAATCCGAGAAAAGATTACTTATGTTTGAACCGTCGTACATAATGTTAGTATCCTTACCAAATGAAAAATTGGTCGATTGAATTAAAACATCGGTACCCGAATCAAACAGTACATTACTGTGAAATGTAACAGTTTCTAAATTTACATCCTCTGTAAATGATATTTTTTCCGTAAATTCAAAATTGATACTTTTGGTTCCCCGCAATATATTGAATAAATTGATATGATCGTTGCTATAGTTGGTGTATGGGACTGTGTTATTTGTCAGCAGAATTGCTGAATTACTACCATAATTGTGTAAATTATCACCTATTAACATTGAATGAGGTGATTCACATATATTATTGTTTCCGAGTATTGTATTATTCGCGTTTGATGACGTGGTGTGATTACCCAAAATTATGTTTGAATGACTTCCTACGGTGACAGAATTACCAATGATTGTATTATGAGTACCATACGTATCCGAATCATTTCCGACGATCGTGTTATATCTTAAAAAAGGTGAATAATTGTTTGTACAAATATCCTTACCTATTAATATATTCTTTTGACCTGATTCGAGGTAACGAGCGCTTCTATCTCCAACCACAGTATTGTCGTCGGCCACGTTGTTAAAATTCTCACCAACGTACGAACCGATGAGAACGTTGTTTTTGCCCTGGAGAATATTTCCACCACTTTGAAATCCCATGAGAATATTGTTCTCACCAGCGTACGTTCGCACGTTATCCGCCATTTTTCGTGTAATAACTGAATAGTTTTTGAAAGAAACACCTATATCAGCAGAATTAGTTGGGGTTTTCCCTTGATGATATACCCTATTAACTTGTTGTGAAATTACCGTCATTACTAGACGGTTCTAATTAATAATTAAGAATATTATTATACACTCATTGGTGCGTGTATGGATGGGTGTGGATAGTATCCGTAGAGTTCAAAGTCATCTATGGTGATGTCTTCAACTGTTTTCGTTGCAATACTTTCAGATAGTTTTATAATAGGTCTCGACAACGGTGTCCGCGATAATTGTGTAGTAATTTGCTCCAAATGGTTTTTATATACATGGGAATCGCCAAAACTGATTATTAATCGTTTAGGGGCGAAACCACACATCTTTGATAAAATGTGTGTTAGCACAGAATAAGATAGAATATTCCAAGGCAATCCTAGAAATACATCACAAGAGCGTTGATACATGTGACAACTTAACTCTCCATGATTCACATAAAATTGACAACTGACATGACACGGTGGAAGTACTGTTTTACTCAAATCACATGGATTCCAAGAAGATAAGAAAATCCTCCGACTGGTTGGATCCGTTTTAAGCAATTGGATGATATTATGTATCTGATCATATTCTGTTTTTTTAATGTATTCAGCATCACACGTTTTGTATTCCTGTCCAAAGAATCGCCATTGGAATGAATAATTTGCCCCACAATCACCTTCTTCTAAATGATGCAATCCCACTTTTTGTTGTGAAGCTTTCGAAGAATTTCCGTTCCATATGTTTACACCTTTTTTCTTCAGAATATTTGCATCCGATTGTCCTTTCAGGAACCATAATAACTCTTCAATACAACTTTTCCACGGGACTCGCTTTGTTGTTAATACAGGTATGTATTCCGAAATATCGAACTCGATTCTTTCACCAAAGGTTGATATGGTTCCAGTTCCAGTTCGATCGACACGAATATCATTTCCCGAATTCAAAATACGTTTGCATAAATTGAAATATTCCTTTTCATGTTCATTATCATTGAGACCATTGTTCGTATAGATTAAATTCTGAACATAGCATTGTTCGGTCTCTACAAATGATGGATCATCGTATTCATCTAATTTGAACTTGGAGTCAATGTAAGGAAATGTACGGTCGCATTCATATTTTTTATCAACATAAGTAACATATAACTTGTCACATAAACCTATGAAATGTTCATACAGCATTTGACCTCCGATGATCATGACCTCTGATGAATATTTTTCAACATATCGATCAATTACAGAATATACGTCGAGTAGATTCGTAAATATTAAAGTTTCTGTATTCTGTACATCCGTTTTTGATGTTATGACAATATTGAGTCGATTTGTTAATGGTTTTTTAGGTAGACTCAAATATGTAGCGTACCCCATGACAACGATTTTTTCGTTTGTCAGTTTCTTGAATTTCAACAAATCGAAATGCAGGTTCCATGGCAACGCATTGGTTGCCCCGATCCCTCGATTCTTACAAAAAGCAACGACACAGCTATAGGAAACCATTAGATTAGCATTGACGCATAATTATAAATCAATTTATTAATTCCATTCTGGTGATTTCAAAACTTTTGATATTTCTGTTTTACGGTACAACGGGATATTTGTAATTTCGTGATTTTCCTTCAAGAAACTCACGAGTACTTTGGACTTATCCTTATTATACCTAAACGTGGTATTTGCGAATTTGGATTGTGTGCACGTTTTGAAAAAATCAACATTCAATATCGTGTACGTATATTCTAAGGTCCTCATTTTAGTATTTAATATTTATATACATATTACTAAAATTCGGTCAAAAAAAACTATTTAAAATCAAATCTAATTATTTATTCAGAAACAAATATGTCCCGGTAGCTCAGTTGGTAGTAGCGTTCGGCTGTTAACCGAAAGGTCACTGGTTCGACCCCAGTTCGGGACGTTTCTCATAAGTCTTGTTGGCGCAATTGGATAACGCGTACGCCTTCTAAGCGTAAGACTGCGAGTTCGAGCCTCGCACGAGACTGTTTTTTATTAGATTGTTGTTATGTTTTCCATATCAACAACATCATTTAAGTCAAAAACTTTCAATGTATTGTTTTTGAATTCCACTTGAAACAAGTGAGAAACGTTCAGTATTTTATTTCTTCTGACAGTTCCTTCACCATATTCCTTGTGTGAGATTTTTTGTCCAATATTAAATTGCATTTTATAATACAGATTACTATTTTCACTACCCGGGTTTATATACATATATTTTACACACCAAAAATCCTTTACTATTTAACTGAAAGGCGAGGTCAAGTGCTCTCAATATATTATCACGATTATCTTTCAATAACTTTGCTCATAAATAAATAGGTACCATCGTAAGATTTCGTAATCAAATGGAATTTCAGTTCTGTGAAACTGTCTATATTTGAAATGCTGTCAGTAGTTGTAATAGAATCGTAATAATAAGAGAATGTTATAGGTGAATAGGAGTACTGAACCCCTTCGGTGGTACTTCCTGTTGTGGTGTAAGTAATCTTTCTATACGGATTGACTTCATTCACACTCACTATGGATTGAACTAGATTGATGAGCTGTTCTTCTGTTTGAAACACATCATCGAGTGTTGCGATGATATATGTATCTACAGGGAAGTTTGCAGGTATATTTACAGGCTCTCTTCCAACCACACTATATACTTTGTTAGAATAGTTGAAGTTGAAATCGGTGATCCAAACTTCCTTGTGATAAGAATCGTATATAGATTTGATTTGTGTATTATTCAAGGATTTATCATATATGCGTATGTCGTCTAACAAACCATCAAAGAACTGATTGTCATCATTGAAAGCAATGTTGATATTTGAATCATTTGTTCCGATTGTTCTATAATCTTGCAAATAGTTCTCATAACATACATTGTATTCACCATCGACATAGGTTGTGATCATATTCTTGCTTGATTCATATACCGCAGCGACATGTGTATATCTCGACGTTGGAAGTTTTTGAATTACTGGCTGAGACGGTACTTTGTTGTTTTCGGATAGAACAAGTTGAGACACAACACCTTTGAATAACTGGAAAGAATCCATTGATCCCAAAAATCCGTTTCCTACTTTCACAACGTCAGTGCCGGAGATAAGATGATTAGTCATATCTGAAAGCACTGTATGGTACGATTTGAGCTGGTTATTAGAATAAAAAGCTATCTTTTTGTTGAACGAATCAATCGTTATTCCAATATTGACCCAGTATTCGGTAGTTAGTGTGTAATTTGTGCATACGAGTCTTTCGAAGTTTGAATTCGAAAGACTCGTATTCACATTTACAGCAGCACCCATTCCAGAATGGTATTCACAATAGAAATAGAATTGTCGTGGCGTGTTTGTATCTATGACGATAGTAGTCGTCGATGCTCCGGAATCAACTGTTACACCTGAAATGTATTCTGAACCACCGCCATTGGGTCCATCCAAAGTTTCAGAAAATCTTAACGGATGTGATGTTACAGCAGACCAATCAAACACGTACGTGTTACCTTCAATTAGGTCTAGAGTAGTTTCCTGCGTTCCATCGATGAAATACACATTAGAACCATCCACTGTTGCGACAGTGACTGTTTTTTCAATCGGAGTCGTGAGTTCGTTTTCGTCACCAACGCTGAAAAATAGGTTACCAGCACCATTGATACCGATTCTATATTTGTTTGCTTCGATTAACATGTTTTCACTTCCATCAAGTGTTGGTTTTATCCAAACACTGAGGGATAGCTTAGACAGGTCAGACCAGGAAGCGTCAGACATTATATCAATCCAACCCGACCGTTCGAATTTCATGCTCATACCATTTTCAAAATAACTCGGAGACTGACGCGTAGGATATGAACCGACGCCTTGATTTAGAACCCCATTTGTTCCATTGGACAAGCTATTCACAACGGTACCTGAAGATTGATTGAAATCATAATCGGCGATAGTGATAATTCTTTCTACAGTTTTCACATAAGATTCGATATGTACAGGGGACGTATCTGGTTTGTAATATAAGTCTCTGGAAGCTATCACAAGATTTCTGAATTGAGAACCACCAGATTCACCATATATTCCAAAATAACCCATTTGTTCATAACTTAAATTATTCCAAAATAATGCATTTTCGCTCTTTCGAACAGTTTTCTTTAATATACCATCTTGATATAAACGAATTTTCACGTCATCCACATAGATTGCAAATTTGGTGAAATATTGCAATAATGGATCTGTGGTCGAATCTGAAGTCGATACGTCGTTACATATCTTATAATACAATTCGTTTGTGTTCTTCCCAGTTCCCCAAATGATGCCATCCATTTCGGCATCAATTTCGGATTCTGTAGGTTGCAACTTGTCAATCGAAAATAAGTGAAGACCGACGAACGAGTTTGATGTTTTCAACTCACATTCCAAGAATAAGGGTAATTTATAGGATTGTTTCGATATCGTATGCATTTTGCCCACTATATCTGTATGATTTGACGCAGAGTTATAAGCTATCCGATCAAAATGTGACACGTTATAATTGTAATACAATTGATCAGTTGTATAATGAAGAATATCAGAGAAAGCAACGGCTGATGTTGTTGCTTTGGGATTGTAATTCAGTGTTACAAAACTGCGCATAGACGTATCACCCGCATCGTTCGAATAAAATCCAATCTTACCGCCCTCGGATACATAATTGTCCCAGAATGTTGAATCCGTGCTTGCGCTAATGGTTGTTACGAGGTTGTTGTTGTGGTATAAAAGTATGTGTTCTTCAGTAGCATAAATCGCGAGTTTGTATTCAACACCATTTACCGTATTTGCAACTGACGATGTGTCCGTATATACTGAACCAGATTGGCTATAATAATAATTGTTATTGAAAATTCCAAATACCATACCATTCACATCACCAACCGTATGCAGATTTACAGCCGTATTCGTACTTAACCGAAATACGTGCAAACCAAATGCATTCGCCACATTACCCGGCTTGACAATACACTCAACATACAAGGGTAGGGTATATGTATTTTTGCTTAAAATATGTCTCGCTGCCGTTGAACCACCTTGTGTAGATACGAAGTTTAATTTATCACTGTTTCCGTCGGTGTTGTCATATTTTAAGTGAATTGTTCCAATGTAATTGAACAAGGATGATGATACTATTGTGTGTGGGGGCATTGTAGAATATATGTTTTTGTCAAGCACTTGAAAGTTTTTGAAACCTCCAGATGAACTATTTGAAACTAACCTACACACGACGTCATTCGCGACATCATCCCACAGCACTGAATCTACAGTTCTAGATACCCGTGTTACTTCTTCACCGTACAAATAGTATATGAGATGAAGGTCATCCATAAACAACGCAATCGGAACATCTACAGACTCTGAACTGATCAATGAAGATGAATACGCCTGTTTGCCTTGAATGTTTAGATACAAACTACCGTTTTCGATACCGAAACCTAGATCTGGATTGGCTCCTTTCTTGATGACAGATATCGAGTTACCAACAAAATTTTCCTTCCCATTGGTTGTTAACGTTCCCTCGGGACTAAAAAATAAATATGCTGGAAGGCTGATCGATTTGTCTATCGTACGACCAGGATCCTCTGTATGTAATGTTGTTCGGGTAGAATCAGTATAAAATTCATAGTTGATCTGTGAATTAGAAATAATGGTCATCCTTACGTAATGATTTATGTAGTCTGGATTCTCCCAACCAACATCCCTTCCATAGTATGTATCACTACCACCATGTATTTGTCCTCTGTAGATTTGTATTCCGTTGGCAGATTGTTGTTTGATCGTGCACGAATTGTACTCAGACCACGAAGTAGGAATGGTTGTTGTGTCAGATCCTTCGGTAGAGGATGTTAATCCGAAACTGATATTAATCAGGTTGTTATATCTAGGGTCTGGTCCATCCGTTATGATATCTAAATCAATAACGTCCCCCACATCATATGTTGTGTTATCAAAAACAATAGATTTAGCACTTAAACCAGTCGTCCAAGTGTGTTCGAGTATAGTACTTGATGACTCAATGTTTCTTCCAAGCACCAGTGATAAGTGACCCACTGACCCAGGCGCTGTACTGTTAATAGTCGCTGTATTGATAAAGTCCCGTGTTTCTATGTTTCCTCTTCCACTATTCAGCGTTCCAACAAGGTTTAGATTATCCGCGTCACCCTGGTAAATCCACACGTCTGGAGCGTACCTTTCGCGATACCAACGGAACTCCATAGTTGCCACCTCCGATTCGGTAGTTATTGAGAACAGCGTTGTCGGCTCGGAGTTCAATGTCGAAATATGGCTGTGTGTTGTGTAAGACAGCCAATAATCAGTTCCCGAGTATGGTACAGGGTCTACTACTGTCCCTGTGACAAACACTTCGAGAGTGTAATCCACAAAAACACCTGATGCGTCGAAACAATGCAGTTGGTTCAAATTAGCAGTCGTGTTTCCGTTAGTCAATTGCCAGTCGAAGGTGTATTTGAGAGAAGTTTGAGTGGAAGTTTGTGTAGTTGGTGGTGCAATTTCCACCTGTAAGAAGATGGGTAAAGAAACCGAATATTCAGCATAATTTTCCGCTCCGTCTGTCGTTCCCGAAATAACACCGTCATTCGTGACCATATTATGTACAGTCATATCCGAAAATGGAACAGGGGGTATAGTAAAATCATTCTGATACACGGAATACATTGTTTGTTCGAATGTATTGTTTTCAATTCCATATCCCAGAGATATATCTAGGTCCTGTAAATCACCTTCAAAGTTTGTTCCACAACAAGTTAATGCGGATGTTATCTTTGGAATCGTGTGATTGAAAGCGATTTCATATTTGTTTCCGGTATCCTTTCGGAAAACAATCAGTTTGGCCTTGACCAAACTGACTTGTACCATCAGTTGAATGAATGTGTCGTTTTCCAGTGTTCCAATATCTAAACTTACCGTGTCGCCACCCACTACCAACTTTAAAGCGGAAGCAGTCAGACTTATCGTGAATTCATTCGAATGAATCAATTGAATCTCCGAAGGTAATGAAGAAACACGCACCGATATCTTTAGCAAGAAATTATTGAAGTCATAGTCGGTAATCAACGAATTGTCTATCTGTATGTCTTGTTCAGCTGTTAAACGAACTGCATACGTTCCACGTTTGTAACCATGCACATAGATTGGAGGTCCCCCTGTAACTGTTCCATGGTTATTTAGACCAGAAACATCAGACAACTGTGTGGTATTTCTTTCTTGAATGTCAAGACTTAATAGTGGGAACAGTTCGTCGAAACGCATCACGTCCGTTGATAGATAGGATATTTCGGATTCATAAATCGGTCGTTCTGCGATCACCAGCTCTGATATTTCTCCAGAAAACCCTTTTCCGATATCAATATTATTAGAATTCGTGACATTGGAAGGTAGATATGTTTTTTTATATACCAGTTCTCCGTTAATATATGTGGAAACTTGGTTGTTGATTGAACTATAATTGCCTGTGATATGAGACCATGTATTGAGTTCTAATTTCATGTTATTTAAATCATAATATAATGAACCAATTTCATTGGTTGTCAATGCTGTATCATATACAGTACAGTTATCTATCAATCCCTTGAAATATTTGTCATCATCTCTAGATTTGCCTACAATTACAGTTAAATTGTTTTCTAGGGCTTCGAACATGTCACTATCAACGTATTCAGACAACAGAGTATCATTTTGATAAATTCGAACGGTCTTGTCTGTTAAATTGAGGGTGAGAGAAAGCTGAACCCAATCATTTTTAATGTATGCCGGATCAATGGTTACAGTCATTTTAAGATAAATGAATATATATATTTTAATGCATATATTTACATGCGTTTTCAAATATCGTTAAAAAAATAGTATAGTTTTCTTTTTCAAATTGGACATGGGTTATTATTTGTAAAATGATTATACAATGCAGCATGGACAATAATCATATAAAAACAAAGAAATGTGTAAATATAATCATTTATTTAATGCAAAAACATGCGATCTATAATTTTTCGGTTGTCCAAAGAGAATTGACAGATGAATTGCAAACGTATTCTGAAGAAACATCAACAAAATTAAGTGTTGGAACTCTCTGGACAGTAGAATCATTAACAAACTTCATGGCTCACATCCTATGCTATGAAGATCAAAAGTAAAGAATTATTTACAGAAACATTTACCTAAAAGATTATGTCGGTCAACTATTGGAATCTACTTTGAATTCAAAAAACAAAACGATACTTAAAATTTATTGGTTCGAATTCACAAAGATTCGACACCCATTCTTCCCGATAATAAGAAATGTTCATCATAAACATATATATAATTTATCGAAAACAGTACTTTCGTTGCAGAAGTTTATGGTCGAGTATGACTCTAATGTTGCGGACATTGAGCAAACAGTAAAAAGATATGTCAAGACAAATCATGTCGATAGCCTTCAATGCAAAATTTGTCTTGATAACCGCATTTCACATGGCCTGATGCACGCAACCCATATATGCACAATTTGTATGACGTGCGCACAAAGAAGTATGGGTATATCTAGTGTATGTCCATTTTGTAGATTACCAATACAAGATACTATAAAAATAATAATATAAATTATACGTCAGATCACTCATCATGCGACCTAGACAAATCGATACTCACAGTTGTTCTTTGATGCGTACCGATAAACTTTTTCCTGAAATTCTCTTGCTCTTCGATGAATTGAACATAATGAAACTCGCACAGAATTATCGAGCTATTCTTCTGAAAATAGTTTAATATGGTTTCAGGTTTTGTACTAGAATCCAATACAATATGATGCTTTCCAGCTCGCCGACATTTCACGGTGTCATTGCCTTTTACGACAACCTTTTGACAAAATGTTTCTTTTCTTTTGAAACATTCACAACATGAAGCCATGTTTTAGTTTATAACGTTCATAATATATGAAAATCCAAATTATATTTGAACCGGATTAATTGAATTTCGTTTTTTTATTAAACATATTACATAAATCATCCATATGTACAGTTTTTTCCATGAATTGAATTGCGTACTTTACGGTATTGTATTGTCTGTCATAAAATACTGAGTTTGGATGGCAAACATGTAAATATTTAGATACATTCAAACACCCGTATATAGCGTCGTAGATTTGGTCAAAGACGAAACAATCAATATCGTCATCACAGAGTGGTTCATACTTTACCATACTTCCCTGTATCTCTTTCGGATCATCATCATCTTCAACAAGAACCCAGTACGGTATCCCAACTTGAATATTCTTTTGTTTTCCATTTTTCAGAATGTTGGTTATCACTTTATATTGAAAGTCTTCTTCAATCTCATTATTTCCATGTTTGTGAATATACTCGAACAAAGACCATATTTCGGCAATGATGATAATTGTCATGGGATAGTTAATATAGCAATGTATTTTGTGTCACTGTTTTTAATTTTCAATTTCTTTTGTATATTTTGTTTCCTGCAAAGATTCTATATACTGATTCATGGAATGATTTGTATATATATCCAAGAAGTGCGTATCTGTAGCGGGTTCCAAATGAACGGTATCTTCTTGCAAAAAGGTATGTGTGTATCCTAAAAATCCAAATGGAATTTTGCAAACGATATCATTTTTATTTTCGTAACTGTAAATCGTCAGGCCGGTTTTATCAACTAGTTCATTAAATTCCTTTTTGAACGAATTACCGCCTATTTTGGGACATCCAAACAAAACGAGTTCGAATTTCGAATGAAAACGCGCACCGCGTTTCTCATAGCTCTCGCACAATTCGCGCGCAATCAGTGTGGCACTCGCTGAACCGAGAGAGTGTCCGGTTAAGATAATTTTGTCGTACGCATCAAAGTCATCTAAGATATCTAATATGTCGTATTCATTCATACAATACGAAGCATATCTTGCGAACCCTCGGTGTACATCGTTTCTTTTCATTGCGATTG